TCGCTTACAGTATAATAAGTGTCACTATGACAAAGAAAAAAGCACATAAACCCGGTTCCGCGACTATCGCGATGAACAAACGCGCTCGCCACGAATATATCATCGAAGATGAATTTGAGGCGGGGCTTGCTTTGCAGGGATGGGAAGTCAAATCGATGCGCGCTGGTAAAGCAAACATCACTGACAGCTACGTCACATTCCGCGACGGTGAAGCCTTTTTGTTTGGCGCAACCATTCAACCTCTTAACGTGGCATCCAGTCATATCGTTTGTGACCCGACCCGTACAAGAAAATTACTGCTGAACAAGCGAGAGTTAGAAACGCTGTTCGGCAAGGTCAGTCGCGATGGTTACACCGTCGTCGCACTTTCAATGTACTGGAAAAATGCCTGGTCAAAAGTGAAAATCGGCCTGGCTAAAGGTAAGAAAGAGCACGACAAACGCGATGACATTAAAGATCGTGAGTGGAAAGTAGACAAAGCACGTATCATGAAGCACGCAAATCGCTAAGCCTCTGGCTTAGCTTGGTGTTTTGCTGGTATACTGCGAAATAGTACTTGGGGCTGATTCTGGATTCGACAGGATTTGCGAAGCCCAAGGAGCATGCCGAGGGGCGGTTGGCCTCGTAAAAAGCCGCAAAAAAATAGTTCAGGATAGTTTGTTAGTGGCGTGTCCATCCGCAGCTAACCGGCGAATGTAAAGATTGGACTAAGCATGTAGTGCCGACGGTGTAGTAATTCTGGACGGGGGTTCAAATCCCCCCAGCTCCACCAATTTAGATAGGACAGTGGCAGGACAAGCTCATATAAACCAGTAAGTTATGAGCGGAGTTAGGACCACGCGCTGACACCATCTAGACAGAAAAGGATACGTAAAAGATACGCGGCTCCTTCTGTTAAGAGAACCTCCGTCACCAACGGAGGTTTTTTTTCGCCCTTATAAATCACCAGCCACAAATCAAAAGACTATCGTGTCGTCAAAAACTTCATTTTTGGCATTGTAGATGATGAACGTCACCACACCTTCGATAATTATCTCGTCGTCTAAGAACTCGTCACCAAAAGCAATGAAGTCGTTTTTGTCGATCAATGACTCGAGCCCACGCCTTGAAACGGTTACTAGCCGGTACACTTCAAACTCACCGTTTACTTGAGCAAGCAGTATGTTCCCGTCTACAGGTTTTATCGCGCTATCAACGAGCAGGGTTGTACCTGAATTGATATGCATACCATGATAACGTTCTGCCATGAATGCCCGGCAAGATGGGCCCGTGAACTGGCAAACCTGGTTTAAATCTATCGACGACTCAACGTAGTCGCTTGCTGGCGATGGAAATCCCATGCTACCTCCTATCTCACATAGCCCATGTTTTGCAGAAAATATCGCTTATCTTCCCCAGCATGATCTGAGTAATCGCGGAAGTACGACTGATAGTGCTCTATCCACTCATTGGCCTGCTGAAGCGTCCAGTGATGATTCACCTTCCCCAACTCCTCTACGAAGCGGACAGTTGTCACTATCTGCCCACGCTTTGGATCAAGGGTGATGCTTTTGATGAATGCAACTTTGATGTCTGAATATCTTGGCATAGCCACCTCACGAACACTGGTTATGCATACAGTATAATCATGGCGAGCTGGGATTGTGAAGGTCTGATGGGGAAGTAAATCTTAGGGGACTGATCTTTGGGAAAATAAACTAACCTGAAAGGGAAATCATGAAATGATTGAGGTCGTTAAACCATTCACATTTCGTAAGCAAGCCTTAGAACACGCATTCTGCCCACTCTCTACCGAAAGTGGTTTTTTTTGCTTTCAATCTGGAAAACACGAGGCATAAGACTATTCTTAGAAGAGCTGACGAAAGAGCAGCAAGCCTGCCAAGGCATAAAGTATTCCTATCCTTGAATAGCCCACCTAGCCGGTGGGTTCTTTTTGTCCAAAAAATAGCTTTTATATTGTCTTAAACTAAAATTAACATTGGATGGAGTGACTACCTTCCAGTACTAAGTAATGTTGATAACTTTGATATTAGCCCGCTGTCCGAGCGGGCTTTTTTTATGCGTCTAACACCCCAGAGTTTCTTTAATTACGAAACCTTTTTTCTTAAGCGAAACTCATCAAAGCCACTAATATCTCTTCGGGAGCATAGCTCTCGTTCCGAAACTAAATTTGGTGATGTTCACTGGCCCTCTTGCGAGGGCTTTTTTATGACATTGAGATCAGAAATTCGATGGCGTGCTTGAACCTATCTTTATGATGCAGATGAACCACTTTTTGCTGTTTCTGCTCCAGCTGCGTAATGATTGTTTCTACACTCACTATCTTACCTTGTTCAAGGACAACAGCGACCGCATAACCGATCTCCTGACGTATTAACAAATGTTCTTCATCTGTAAGCATAAGCACCTCAAAGTTTTTTATGAGCCTAGCATAAGAAAATCAGGATAGGGATTTTTGAGGCGAGTCAGGTTTATCACCGGTATAGAAAGTTATGAGGTCTGTTCCGTCTCCGTCTGCAATAACTTTTGTTCCAACGCTTCTATTCTGGCGTGCTGCTCCTTACAGGCTTCAATCAGGAAAGGGATGATCGCAGAATAATTTACAGCCATCACATCTTCTATCGCCTTCCCATCAACATCAAACCCGTCACCCAGATAAGAAACAGCACTTGGTAAAACTTTGAGTAAATCATCCGCAATGATCCCGGTTTCCTCCACAAAATCCGATTGTTCCGTGAGAGCATTTGTTTTCTTTTGATAGCTGTAACCAGTGAGTCCGTTGAGCACATCCATGATGCCGGTCAGCTTCTCCTTGTTCTTTTTGATTCGTTCATCAGAGGTTGCCTGCCATTGAACCCCCTGAGCCACCCCATTGGTCTGGAAAGTATAATTCGCGCCCGATGTGGAAAGTACAATTGCACCAGATGACACAAGATTTAACCCATTGCCTCCGATATAGTTATTGAATTGAACATCGTTGGTGGACGCAGTCCCCCTCCCAATATAAAAATGGAGAGTAGAATCAGATTTTTGCCCACGAATATAGGATGGCCCGTCAGTCGCAGGCTTCAGCTGTATAGCTTCACCTGTATTGGTAACCTGAAATGTCGTTATTCCTGTAATTACACCCTTGGTAATGTTCACTGCATCAGCAGATTGAGTGGCCATTGAACCAAGGAATAAATTTGCTCGGGCTTGCACAGCACTGCTCGCACCCGTCCCACCTTGTGCGACAGACAACGCTGTTGTTAACCCCCCCAGCGAGGTGATATCAGAATTCGCGCCCGCAGCCGCCCTGTCGTTAAGTGATGTTTTGAAATAGGTTATGGCTTCTGCAACCTGAGAACCGAGGCCGTCAACCGAGAGCGCATCGGTTGTCAGAATGGCATAAGTTGTTCCGGCGGCTATAGCTGCTGTCGGAGTCGGTGAGAGCGTCAGACTCGTCGCATTATTGATCGCCTGTATGCTGAATTGCTGCGCAGGATTAGTATTCACCAGAATAGTCTGTCCGGTCCTGATCCCCGTGCCTGCTGTGGTCCATGCTGTACCGGTACCGGTCGCAGCGCCAGCGGTGGAAATTGCGATTGTTCCTGCTTTGTAAAGTCCCATTCATTTTCTCCGGGCATAAAAAAACCCGCCGAAGCGAGTTCTGATTTATAGATTGTCAGTCAATTTGATAATGGACAGTAACCTGCACATTTTTTCGCGGGTGTGACTTTTTGAAGTGCCATTTCTCTATATCCTTATAAAGCGATTTTTCAAAATAATAGCGTGGCTCCGCGCTTAAAATACGAATATTTGTCGCTTCTCCATTTTCGTTAACATCATATAACGCAGTTGCATTACCGGTTACTCTTAGTTCTCCTGCACGAAATGGATAAGTTGCATTATTATCTCCTGAGGAGCATCCGGTAAATATCATTACGAGAAGCAGTATCAAATAGCCTTTCATTTTCACTCCTTTCTTTTTATTTAATCCTTGCGGTTCAAATAAATCAAATCCGAAAAGAGATCTCTTAGATAAATATATTTAATCAAAGGTTAGGGAAAATTGCATAAGGGATCCTCAGACCATAAGGTTTCATCATCTGTGCCCAGGTGTACTGATTCTGCCTTGCCCATATTGCCTGTAAGGTGCCTGACGCATATTTGAACATGATCCCCGAGTAACCGGACGTTCCGCCATCCCCGCCCATATTGGATGGTGCGTTACTTGAAAGCAGCCATGAGTTCGTGCCTATGGCCTGAGAGTATGCAGTGTTGTCCAGGTCGTAATTGGCCGGTATATCAAAAAAACCTTGGATACGCGGTATCTTAGACGCAGTTACCGCTGACCAGACCAGCTTTCCTGTTGAGTCGAATACGTCAAGATAACCACTTGTAACAGCTATATTACTGGCTGTCCTTGCCATTGTCCCCGCATTGGCTGTTGCATATGGAGAGCCTCCATTGAAAATCATTTTGGCGTTGTTATTAAATTTAAACCACAGCAAATTAGCGTCGGCAACATAGGGATTACTGACATACCCCATATCAGTACCATTACCTAATGCTGTGTTTATATTAAAATATCCGGCGTCAGTTATAGCGGCATATGCTTTGGAATCCCGATAATAAGTACCAGTATGATCAGAACTAACGACCAGCGCGCCATTCGTGTTATATGTCTGAAATCCACTCATATAAACCCGTAGATGTTTATTGTTAAGGTGTTAGCAACAGCAGCCGGTAACGTAGCATACGTCCTTATCCCGCCATCATAAGCCCTGCATGCGTAATAATTTAGAGTGTAAGCCCCGCTGGAAGCAGCCACCGGAACAGCAAAATAACCCGCAGACGTCACACCTGCATAGGCGGTTGTTACCGGCGTGCCGCCTGTTGGTGCGGTAATATTTACTGACCCGATTAGCCGCAGGTTATAGTCGCCAATGTCAGCGACTAAATTTCCTGAGGCATCCCAGCATTGTATCCCCTGTGGCATGCTGTCTCCTTACCAAAGGCCCATTCGGACCCGCAGGACATTATTATTGTCATATATCTGGATAAGCGTATTGGTAATGACCATTTTACCCGTCCCCGCCGTACCGTTGATATAAAATGTCCCCGACTTGTTAATTTGCCAGCCTGAGGTATTCGCAACGTAATTGTTCGACTGAATGTAACTACCGATCATAGCATTCGTGATGAACCCGTCTTTAATCACCGCTGAGTTCATGAATACCTGACCGCCATCAAGAACGAACGGGGCAACCGCACTGCTCGCGCTTCCCGTTGAGCCGGGGAGGATTGCAAACCGGTCGGTGGAAAAGAGCACCTGAGACTGTACGGTGCCGGTTTCGTTGCTAAGACCAATCGCCATCCCGGCACCGTAATAGGCTCCGCCTGATGTCACCCCAACCTTGATGTTGTAGCTTGCGGTGACCTGCCCTGAAAGAGTGGTAACCGCAGCCGCGCTTGTTTGAACCTGTGCTTTGGTGTCATTCATTTGCGCCGTCAGCGTCTCAATCTTCTGAGCAGAAGCAACCTCGTTATTCGCTACCGCTTTTGTCAGGGTCGTAACACTGGCGTCGGCCAACACTTCTGATACTGCCTGGAACAAATTGGCTTCGGCATTGTTGTGGTTCGATGCATTTACACCATCCAACTGTGTGGCCACCGAACCGCTGATATCACTGACCACTTCACTGAGATTGGTGATCTGAGCGGTGTTCTGCCCAACGGTTGTTGAAAGGTCAGTGATCGCCTGAGCGTTGGCAGTGTCCCCTTCCACCCGCGCAGTTTGCTCGGCCAGAATAGCGGCGCTGTTGTCTCCCACGGATGTATCCAGCAATGTGATGCGGGAAGCTAAAGCCAAATCGCCCTCTACCCGCGCGGTTTGCTCAGTGGTGATCGCCGCGGTGTTATTCGCCATCTGTGCGCCAATAACATCCAGCTGCTGTGCAAAGGCGCTGTCGGCGGACGTAAGCACCTGCAGTTTCTGGTAGATGGTCGCAACGTTCTGGCCTGTCTGAGCAGACAGCTCGCGGATCAACTCGTCATTGTCTTTTATGGCAATAATGTTATTCAGGACACCTTCCGCCAGAGAACCAAGACGGCCTTTCGTTTCCCCGATATCGCTGCGAACGTCAGCCAGTTCCTCCTCAGTGATTGCGTTGTTGATTTTGGACAGCAGATCCTGAGCAAGCTGAGTCTCATTAATCTGCCCGGTGAGGTAAGTAAGAATTGCCTCTGCGTCGGTCGAAGACATCCCGGTAACAAAATCAGTCCAGTCCCCAACGTTACCAATCCTGTCAATGAGCCGGGCGCGATACCAGCGCCGTATTCCGGCGGCCAGTGGCCCATGCTGATAACTTGCTGAAGGATACGGGACCAACGCCAGAAGTTGTGCATTCTCATTATCAGCAGTTGTGGATTGCTGGATTTCTGTATAAGCAGTATCTCCGGAACCTTCCGGAAAGGCCCAGGTTACGTTGATATTGAAAATGACATTGTCGCTGGCCAGCAGATTGGTAGGCGTTCCGGGCCTGCCCACTTTGCCGTTTAAAGCTGTGGAATCAGCGTATCCCCACGGAGAAGAAACATCTACGGCATTAACAGCACGCACCCGCACATCATAAACACCGGCATAAATCCCCTGAATGGTGAAGCCCTGAGCACTGGTTTTTCCTACGTTTACCCAGTCGCCGTTGTCTTTGCGCCACTGCGCGGTGTAATTGATTGCCCCTTCCACTTTGTCCCAAGACGCCTGCAGCGACGCAACGGTAAGCCCCTGCGCGATATGGTCAACTTCTGTGACCACGATATTGGCAGGTGCTTTCATGACGTTGGTAGGCGTCACGGTGATCGGCGCAGAGTCGACTTTTACGCCGTCATCGATATACCGGTATTTATTAGGGTCGTGCTGAACACCGGCAACCGTAAAGGTGCCGTCATCATTCGACGCGATGGACGTGATCCGGAAATATTGTATCGCTAAGTTATCGCTGTCGATGGCCCATACAGCGCCAGCGACCGGCGTTATCCGATATGCTGTTGCCACCGTGAACGTTTTCTTATCGGTGCTCACGGCGCTGATTGTCCGGGTCTGCGCTGTACCATCCGGTAAATTCACCACAAGACGATCGCCGATACCGTAATCTACGATACGGTCAAGAGTGATATTTCTGCCATTCACCGCGCTGATGCGGCCGCCGTTGGCTTTTCCCGCCTTGAAAGGGTCAGCAATGCCAATGATCTCTGCCGGCATCGGGATATAGCCATCGAGCCCGACACCAAAAGAAACTGTGCCGTCCTTAGCATTAGACAGGATCACCCAGCGCCCGCGCCTGTGGGCCTCACTCTGCGACGTGCAACCAATTGCCGTAAGCTGGGTTTCATTCCAGCTGTATCGCTCAACCAGATCAGGCTCATAAACGCTTTCAGGGGTGTCTGAATAATGATTTATCGGATCTGACCAACTGACCTGACAGGAGGAAAACCGGTTTTTATAGGAGCCGCCTGCATAGGTGAAAAGACCGTCGACCACGTTAGCACTGTGGTAGGTAAAATCTACGTCGTCCTGCGGGACATCGGCCCGCACGAATATCTGATCGTTACCCCAGAAAGTAATGCCACGAAAGACAGCGGCCAGATCCCGAAGTACCGTATAAGCATCCTTCTGGCTCTGGATGAAAACGTTACAGGTAAAGCGCGGCTCAGTCCCACCGGCCCCGTTGGAAACCGGTTCGTCGCAATACTGAGCAATGCTGTAAAGCGCCCATTTATCGATCATGGTCGCGTCAACCCGGCCGCCCATGCCATAAATCTCATCAAGCACCAGGTCGTAAAAAATCCATGCCGGGTTGTTGCTGTAGGCAATTTTGAAATCACCCGACCACGTCCCGCTGTACGTTCTGGTTACCGGATTATAGGTGGTGGGCACCCGGATCAGTTTCCCCTTTGGCTTGCAGGTTGTTTTCGGCACGCTTCCGTTGAACTGGCTGGAATCCAGTTCGATATAGAGCAGCGCAGTATTCGGGTACCGCAGCTTGCTGTCGATCACCTCAGCAAATGAAAATACTTTGAAGGCATTGATGAGTTTGGTCGAAGTCGAATCGGCGGTGATGCGCCGGACACGTATCGTCCAGCCAGTAGTGGCGGAGGGGAGATCAATACGGTGATCTCGCTGATACTCCGATGTGGTTTTCCCATCGAATTTGCCGTTTACCACTGTCTTGTAGGCGGCGCCATCAGTAGAAAGGTCAATTGCATACTGGGTGACGGTCCCCACCATGTCACCGTTGTCTTTGTACTGATACTGAATAGGCAGGCTCAGCTTGATACGGATGGCATCGAGCGTCAGGTTTGAAAACTGACGTGTCCACGGCGAGGCTTCTTTGACTTCAATGCCTACGGAAGATTCGTTGTCAATTTCCGGCATGCCCTGCAGATAGGTCTGATCCTGCGTTCCTTTGCGGTAATCCCATTTTACACCGGTGAAGTTATACGTGCCGTCGTCGTTAGCCAGCTGGGTATCGTTAAGGAAAATTTGCTGAGCAACCAGATCACCCTGAATCTCACCCTCTGAAAGGGCGATAACCATTTTTAGTTTTGCTTCCGAGAGCAGATCGTCGGCCTGTTCGACCGGTGTATGGGCACTGCCACCGCCACCTTTTGCACCCTGGATAATGGTATCACCTTCAAGAAGTCGCATATTTCACCCATTAAAAAACCCGCCGAAGCGGGTTAGTTGGAAATTGTATTTTTTTCACTGCTGATCGCTGGAGAAAATCCCCGCGCTGATGATTGCACCGCCGATTTCACGCTGACCATAAAGCAGCGGTACCGGATAACCCATAGCCACCGTATTCACCGGCGCGCCGAAGGCGTAGTTGGCTTTGTTGTCGGAATCAGACGATGCCCCGACGTTAAAACTGGGCTGTGGCGTGAGCATCTGCACCACACCGCCGATCGTCATACTAAGGCCAATACCCACCAGCGCAGTCGTTGTCGCCGCCGCGGTGGCCGCACTTATTCCGGCAAACGCTGCGAATGATGCACCGGCTGTAAAGAACGCGGCAACCAGAGCCACGGCCCCAATCACGATCTGCAGCACACCGGCCTGTTTCGCACCTTCAATCACCGGCACCATCGTGTATTCGGTGGCGGCCGCGGACATATCGAACTCCTCGAGAGAGATATTATTCTTGCCGCTGTAGAAAGCGAACTTCACACCTTTGAGATGCGCATTCGATACGTATTTTTTGAACCCCTTAACCTGCGAGCACATCGCGCGCAGAAACTCATTTAGATCCCCCACGTGGAACCGGTGAACTTTACCGAATTTCTTCGCAAGACCACCTTTCAGGGTCATTGTCTTAAGCATGCATTAACTCCTTATGGCGGACGATGCGCACCGTCCGGTCACGATAATATTTGCCGTACGGAACGCGGGCAGAAAGGTTGCCAAACAGGTGGTGAACCATGATGTTATCGCCAAGATAAATCGCCGCGTGATTGGTCACCGGCGCCTGAACGCGCATCATGATCATATCGCCAGGCTGCATGCTGCTGGCATCAATTTCAACGAACCCTTCTGCCTGCCAGTTATCGTCATAGAGATTCTCTTTTCCGTCGACCCACCACTCACGGTCAACCGAGTAATCTTTTACGGCAATGCCGTGCTCCATCCGGTAGTAGTCCATGATGAGTGACCAGCAGTCAGCATGCCCCAGTACCCAGCGCCGCCCCGCGAGTTCACGATCGCCGCGCGGTGACAGCGTACAAAAATCACCGTCCGGCCACGACATGATCCCCCACTCAACGCCGGAGTGGTCGCACTGGATGCGGTCCATTTCTGACGGCATCAGCTGCACCACATCGGGGTGCGAGTGGATCACCATGATGACGTCACCGACCTCAGTCGCCGCCAAATAATCATCCGGCGACAGCGTGAAGGTTTCAGCCGCGTTTTCGGCGATGTTACGACAGGGAATAAAACGCTGACCGGTACCGGTTTCGACGATCAGCCCACAGGCCTCGTTCGGATACTCGGCAGACACGTGCGCGCGGATTTCGCTGATCAGTTTTTTTCGCATGATTATTTCCCCTGCAGGTTAGCCGCCGGGAAGCCGCCGAAAGGTAACGGATTTTCGGTACCAAACCGCAATTTACAATCCGATATCCGGCCGCCGCACACATCCAACGCGGGATTGCTCGTCGGCGTTCCGTCTTTCAGAAAGTAATTAGTGCCGTTGTAATCGCAGCCGGTCCCCGTTCGATACCATCCGCGCATGCACCAGGTGCAAACCGGGGTTATCTGGCGAGTCGGAAGTTGCAGGCTCTGAACATCGAAGGGAGAACACAGTTCGAAGTCGATCTGAATGCGCGTCTCGGCATTTTTGGCGTTGATGTAGTAAAGCTGTACGCGTTCATCAATCGGGCTGGCCGTCGGGTTTCCCGCCGTCCAATTCACGGCATCGAGGTATTTGGCCAGCGTGGTATGCACTTTAACTTTCGCTTTTACCATGTCGTCGTACTGCAGGCACAGCGCCGTGACGTAGTTGCCCACGTTGCCAACCGAAAGCGTCGGGGTCGGCTGTGAGCCCGTGCTGGATAACTCCAGCCCCTTTAACTCGTAGGGGTGGGGATCGTATTCGTTTCCCTGCCAGATTATAGATGGGAGGTTATCAGAGGCAAATGACTTCCAGCCGGTGGGGTCAATATTGTGCGCATGAAAACGCAAAACCGTATCTAAGCCAAAAGCCGTGCCGTCTATTTCAATCAGTTGGATCAACTGCCCAGGCTCAAGAGTCTGTACATCCTGCGTAAAACTCATGGTTTCTCCAAATAAAAAAACCGCCAGAAGGCGGCCTATTGACCAGCGAAAAAAATCTATGGCGCAAATGCCTGTTCAAAAACGAATGCAATACCTACAAACTTTCCATTAACGAAAGTAGGATTTATTGAATCTGATTTCACCCTGTAAAGATTTTTATCCCCCCAAGGGTTTGTCCACCAGAAGGAAGATATTACATGTCCTTTGAGAAAATCACGTATACGCTTCATGTCATCAATATAACCATTGCAGGACAACGTCCACGTCTCAGCCGCAGTATTGATGCCGTTGCTACCGATCTGTTTATAACCATCACCAAACTGTGCCTGCAAGGTGCTAACTTTAATTTCCTCACTGGCACTTATTTGAACACACCAAGTAAAAGTATCTATCGCCATATTTCACCCATAAAAAAACCCGCCGAGGCGGGTTCTGGTTGTAGCAGGCAGTGTTCAAAGACCTGCTTTTTGCCTTGCTTCAGCTAAGTATTCAGCATCTGTTTTTTGTTTAGATGCTGATTCAATAGTCTCTTTGTGGATTATCTCAACTTCCTTTGCATTAGCGAGTAAGGATAATTTTAAGTCAATAGATTCTAGCAGTTCAATTTGACGATTAGCCCTGACGCTTGCACGATTTAAGAAGAACCAAATAACTATGCCTATTAAAGAAATTATTAAAACCCATACTAAGCTAATGCTTGTGCTATCCATTTCAAATCTCCATTGGAATAAGTAGCCATATAATAGATCATCCTTTATAAAGCAGTCCACCAGGAGATATTTCCTTACGAAGGCGTTCAGAAATAACCTGTTGAACTATTCCTTTAAGCTGATTGGCAGTTTCTGAGGCTCCAGAGCTGGTAACTCCCCCACCATCTCCGCCATTCATAATAGTCACGGGCGCATCGACCTGAATGGTAACTCCACCCGTACCAGTAAATCCCGCGCTGCCATTGGTGACGGATCTTACCCCCAGAGAGCCATCAGCAGCTCGAGTAAGAGGCATGATTGCTTCCGGTCCAGCTTCGCCCATCAAACCGGCTCCCTTGGCAAAAGCAAAATATGTTGGTGAGCTAACGACCGAGTTGCTATAACTACTCAGGTTCTCTGAACTGTAAACGCCCCCTTTAGCATTTAGAGTAAGTCCGCTATAAGCCCCTGAAGAGAAGGCATTATTTGCCGAACCAGTCGCGCCGCCAGCGAATGCACTCCCAATACCTGAGGCAACAGTGGTAAACAAGCCACCAAGCGCACTCCCCTTACCCATTGAGCCTACGATTGCCATCTGCAAACCGACTTTCGCTATCATTTGAAGCGCTGATAGCCCCCAGTCTTTCCAATTAGCCTTACTTCCGGTGAGCATCGCGGCGGTATTGTCCAAAGCACTATTCATTGTGCTTTGGATGCTTTGAGAAACGGTTCCTGATACGTTACTGACCTCCTCAAGCCAGTTGTTGTATCCCTTTGAAGCACCAGACATCCAGTCAGCCTCAGCCGCGGCCGTGGCTTTATATTTGTTGTCCAGTTCCGTAAGCGCAGCATCCCGAGCAGCTATGGCTTGCGCGCCCTGATCGGTTTTTGAAAACACCCTATTGACCTGCTGGGTCTCATCAAACCGCGTACGTTGCCGATCGCTGAGTCCGGCCGTCTCCGTCGTCAGCGCGGTTTCATCCCGGTATTTTCTGGCTGCATCCGTTAAGTCCTTCAGCGCATCCACCTGTTCACGCTGCTTTCTAACTGTCTCATCAGCGCGCTGATTCCACTTAGCCAGTTCTGTAGACGAAGCCTGAATTGCTTTGCGCTGTTCATCCGTCCATTTGGTACCGGCCTGATTAGCAGCCGCATAAAGCTCGGACGCTTTTTCTCCTTCCGTAGCCCTGACCTTCTGAACCTGAATAGCAACAGTAAGGTCTGCCATTTTTCGGCTGTATTGCTCCGCCACTGTTGCGGCTTCACGTTCAGCTTTGTTCTGGGCATTGGTGGCTGCGGTACCGTCCTTTTTCGCCTGTGTCGCCGCAGCGTCCTTTTGGGCCGCCTGGTCTTTGTTGTAAATGTAAGTCGTGTAAAGCGCGCCAGTGAGCTTCAGGTCCTCCGCTTCATAAACATATTGTTGATGCAGCTTCTGCAAACCGGAAAGGTTGGCTAACTCATTTTCACGACGGGACTTTTCAACGGCGGTGGATTGCTGAGGTGTTGCATTGGCAGTTGATACCACCGGCCCAGCATATTGAGGCGGTGTTGCGCCAGCTGTCGCAGACATTGACCGGTTAAGCAGGTCATAGGCACCTTTGAGGATGGAGACAGCACCAGCTTGTTCAATGGCCTTTTTGGTTGCCAGATCACTGGCGTCATTAACCAACTTCTGCGTGCTGGCAACTTTGGCGGCCGCATTTTCTCGGTCGTATTCCAGTTTATTGAGCTTGTCTGTTAGTTCGATGTTTTTGGCGGTGATATCCGCCTGATCCATGAACGTATTCAGCCAGGTGGTAGTAGGGTGTGCGTTGTAGTCCTGCTGGATTTGGTCCAGACCTTTCAGACTGTCTTTCACTTTGGCGATCTGAACATCCAGATCAGCGAGGTCACTTTTCTGTGCGGACAGAGAGGAGCGTGCGTCACCGGCGGTGGCCTTCAGGCCAAGTACCGACATGGTCTGTAGTTTGCCGTTTATCTCATCGAGATTGTTGGCAAAACCCACAGCTTCCTGATGCACCTGTTGAGTGTGTTGGTACAGGCCATACATCGCCGTTCCGGCCGCAATGATTACTCCCGGCCAACCTCCCAGAAGACCCAGCACGCCGCCGCCCAAACGGTTCATCACTGACGCAGTGTTATTAAGCTGGCTCATCGCTGCCGACCGGCCACTAATTGCACTATTCAGTGAGGTCTGAGCGGCAGCTAAATTCCGCTCCGCGAGTATTTGCGCCTCGATAGACGTGGCGGCGGCTCTCGCCTGCTGCGCGCGATAAACCGTCTGGCGTGCTGCGGCCACGCTAACCTGTGCACCCCGAACCTGAGCCTGCGCCAATGCAACTTCTGCGGCAGTATTTGAAATTACGGCTGTCGTTGACTGAGCAACACTGCCTACCATATTCCCGAAGTAACGAGCAATTCCCAGCCCCACCAGCGCGCCGGTGACATTCGCCACGGTATCAATGTTTTTCGCCAGTCCATCCAGCACGCCAGACAGACTGGATGACGCGCCAACAGCATCATTCGCGCCGCCCACCCAAGCAAGGAAGGCGTTTTGAACTTTCTGCGCTGATCCGCTGATCGATGCAGGGAGCGTTTCAAATTCTTTTCGCAGCACCTCAACATTGGTCAGCAGAGGGATGATCTTGTTAGTCGTCAACTCTCCGTTGTTTGCCATATTACGGAGACCACCAACCGTGGTACCCAATCCATCTGCGAGAAGCTTCGCGAGCCTGCCGCCGCTTTCCATGATGGCGTTGAATTCTTCACCACGCAAAACTCCGGAACCTAATGCCTGGCTGAGCTGAGTGATCACCGAACTGGCTTCTTCTGTGCTGGCTCCTGACAGTTTCAGGGATGTAGCTACAGTTTCAGTAACTTTCGCAACGTCAGAAGATGCGTAGCCGGCGGCGCGCAGAGATTGCGCAATGCGGCTGTAAAGGTTGCTGTTTGCCTCGAGTGAAGTACCTGTGCGCTGGCTGATTTCCATCAACGTTCGCTGCGATGTGGCGTAATCGTCTGTGGAGGTTGATGCCAAACGTAGACGCCCGTTTAACTGGTTCCAGGTGTCGGCAAATTCTATTAATTGATGCGTAGCGAACGCGCCAGCAAAAGCACCGGCCAGTCCCGCTGCAGATGATTTGACAGAGGCGAGTTCACCGCTTAAATCACTGATCGCCCGCTGTGTTTCACGAGTAGCAGCAGCCGCTTTCTTGCCACCCTGTTCCATTGTTTTGTAATAATCAGCGCCCATCCGTGAGGCTCGTGAAATTTCAGACTGGAAAGAACTGGAGTTCGCTGAAATTTTGATAATAAGTTCGCGCAGCGTAGCCATATTTCACCCATATAAACCCCGCCTGCGCGGGTATCAAAGACCGCCTAAAAACTCTTCAAAATCACTAATTTCTTTCTCCTCCTCCGTCTGTCCCCACTTCAGCAGCACATCGTTTAAGCTGAGTTTTCCACCCTGTGCATTGATAGCTGCGGTCGCGACTTGCGCAGCCTGAACATCACCGCGCCAGTCGCCGATCGGGCTTAACCGGTCATAGGCGATCCACATTTTCAATTCACTGGCGGTGAGGGTTTGGCGGAGTTCGTGAACCGTGCGCCCCAAACGGAGCGCCAGAGAGAAGAGGAAGAATGTCAGCGGCTCTTTTACTTTTTTTCAGCGGATTCCTGACTGAGACCTAACGCAAGCGCCTGCGCCAGTAATCGAACATGGACTGGCCCATAGATTTCAGAAACCTGCGCCTTATCTTCAGTTGAGAACACGTGCCCACCGGTCTCATCCAACAGCACATCAATAAACAGGATCACATCAGCATCACGGTTACGAATGAAGGTTTCAGTCGGTGACAGTTTTGGCGGTTCTGTACCTTCCGGCAGTTCGGGAGAAAGGAAGGCGCGGAAATCAACCCAGGCTTGACCAGAAGGCTCGCGCAGAGTGACCTTGATGTCGCCCCATTCCGGTACCGAAACTTCCTTTGTGCGATATGCGCCAGACGGGGCCAAAGCCAGATCACGTAATGAGGCAGAGAGTGCCGTTTTCTTCATTGTTGGGTTCTCTAAAAGTGAAGGAGTTGAGGGTAAAAAAAAGCGGCCTGAGCCGCTTAGGATGTTGCCTGAATAATAGGGATCGGCTTTCCACGAACGCGCAGTGAATACGTCGCGCCCACGACAGAAGACGTAGCCGCTGACCATGAGCTTTGACGCACTTCTACGAGAATGTAGTAGCCATTGCCCGAAGCGAATTTCACTCGCAGCGCACGCAGTTCGTCATTTTCATATGCCGTCTGCAGTGCGCCCTGAGCTTCTTCATCGCCAACCCAGTTACGGGTGATAGACATTTCTGCCGGAGCAGCGAGGCCGTTGGTCTGCTCCTGTTCGACAGAGCACAGCGTGGTAACATCAATGTCGCCCTTCTGGCCGCCGGTATAGGTGATTTCTTTCGTTGCGCATGCGGCTTCCAGCCATGTGATCCCAACACCGGGAAAACCAGGTGCAGTAAAATCAGCGGCAGAAACCGGCGCGTCGGTGACGGCGAACGTCATACCCTTTGTGACTTCGTATTTACTCGACATGTGATCTCCAGACATTAAAAAACCGCCCGTAGGCGGCTATTGGTGAGGTGATGGGTTATTGCTGGTTCTGAATTTCCAGCATGGCACGGTAAAGTCCCGTTTCTGACTCGTAACCGTTGGTTCGGTTAAGTTGCGTGAAATTCAGTGGCGCCAGCGCGTTTTGTACCAACTCACGAATTTGGCGGGCTTCATCAGGCGATTTGGCGTAAACATCGACCTGAACGGAATCCGTTTCTTCGGCAGGGCCACAAAGGGTGTCGCCAAAGTTTTCGCTGACAATACTGAAGACGATCCACGGCGCGCTGACAGCGGTTTGGCCTTCGGCATTCAGCGGTGCTACGTAGGGATAAACCTTCCCGCCTGCCAACATGCCTATGAGTGCAAAAACATCGGCTTCCGTCATTTTGATAACGCCTTATCAATAGCAAGATTGGCCTGGGAAAATGCAGCTTTTGTTGCATCATCCTGCCGGGCGTCATAAGCCGGGCGAACAAAAGGAACCTGAGCCATATAAGAAGTGCCCAACTCGACAAATCGCCAGTAAAAGGCATTCTTACTGTCGTTGGTCTTCATCTTATTATCGCTGTTCCCGGTACGGGGGTTCGTGCCTCGGATATGAACGCCAGATGAAATATCACCGTTTCTGTCTCGCTGAGTCATAACGACAATATTCCTCTTCAACTTGCCGGTGCGAACGGGGGCGCGCTTGATAACTTCATCTTTAAAAACAGTAGCTGCGGCTCGCGTAGCATCACGCATAACTTTTCTGTTTTCAGCTTTACTCAGGGCTTTCAAGTCGTCGGAAAGATCCAGCAAATCCGAGAAATCGAGTTTAGTGTCGATCACGTTTTTACCCCCTGATTACAGAGAATTTCCAACTGCGTCATTCTTGAGTCTGGGATGGGAGGGCCTGATATTTCTAAAACCTGTCCTTTAAAGGGGCCTGACTCGCAGACAAGCCGGGATGAAGCGCCGATGTCAGCACGATAGCGCATCCATACACGTATCGTTGCTTCGGCCTTTTCCGCCCCTGACGCCACAAGTTCACGCCCGCTTATGCCTTTCACTTCAGCCCAAACGGTAGCTGTATTCGACCAGACCTTTTCCGGCTGCCCGGATGGCTTTCTGGATTCAATAAAATTCTGGATGGTTACCCGATCACGAAGTCGTCCGGCCTGCATATAGCACTCCTTAAACGCCGTAAATTCGGTACGGCTGCAAAAGCGATTCCACAGCGAATGGGATAGACGAGGTAATATTGCCGATATTTACCGCCTCCCTGTTGGCATACCAGTGACCAATCAGCAAAAGCATTGCTGTGCGGATATCGTCATCAAGCAACAGCCGGTTTTCGTCAGTGTCGTAACCCTGATCCGAGTTCAGTAAGTAAAGTGTTCGGCGCGTCCACGTTTCAACGTAGCGCTTCGCTGCACCGGTATAAATTTGGAATAACGAATCATCCAGGGTGAAATCAGGTTCAACCCTGCAATGATTTTTTACGATATCGAGATCAATAACTTCGGCGGGATCAGCCATCTTTTGCCCAACCTTTTACAAATGAAAATGCGGCCCGAAGGCCGCCATAAGTTATAGATTTAACTTCCCGCACCAGGCGCGGTGAATGCGCCATAAATGAAGGCTTCCGGACGCTTAACTGCCAGCGCCAGACGCTCTTCGCAACGGATCGAAATCATGTTCTTTTCGAAATCGTCGGCGTTCTCGGTGCTGATCACTACGTTAGCGTCTTCACGGTCGAACAACTGAGCGGCTGCATTAAAGGCACCTGTCAGGAATTTACCCTGGAAGGCGGCAGTTTCAGTGGCCACGACCGGCAAGCCCCACAGGGTAGGACCTGCCAGAGCTGAAGGGTTCGCCAGAATGTAGCGGCCCAGCGTGTCTTTGGTCAGTTCGATCTTCGCCCAGTCGATGAAGTGCAGTACATGGCCGGACGCCGGGAAGCGTGCCAACTGTGCCTGCAACATTGCCAGACGCAGATCATCGATGCCGTTCTGCTGCTCTACCGAGAATGCCGGGTCGAACGCAGAGGCTTGAGGCACGATGCCGTGAAGGTGTACGCCGGTACCGTCGCCGAAGAGGATTTCCTGCTCTTCAACATATTTCAGGCCGTAGCGCATTTCTGCGTCCACAGTTGATTGCAGCTGAGCAAAGTCATCGAGGATCTGTTTCGATGCTTTGAACATGTGAGCAATGGTGGTGACCGGGGTGATCTTGGTGGCGAATTCAATGCCGCTGTACGGCTTGGTGGTTCCTTCCGCAACAACCTTCGCTGCGTTGGTGAAACCGGTCTGCTGCACCCAGAAAATCGCCGGGGCGCCGGTGCGGCCCGGAGCAATCAAATCTCGGATGAACAAACGCTGTTTCGGCGCAGTATCAATGCCCGGCAGGCGCTGTGGTTCAACTACGCCGTCGGCAACATCCGTGGACAGCAACGCCGCATTCACAGGAATGTTTACACGCTTTCCGCCTTCAACGCTCGCCGCAAAGTTCTTCAGCGCTTCTGAACTGATCACTACTTTACCTACGGTCTCGGCAACTTTTGCAGCATTATTCAGAGGCATTTGTGCAACGTGCTGTTCCAGATCACCGAGTGCGGCTTTCAGCGTTTTTTCAGCTTCACGCAGGGCATTGAATTCTGAAGCCATCTTATCCACTGCTGCCTTTGTCTCTTCTGACAAAGAGCCAGACTTGCGGGCTTCGGTCAAAGCTTCTTCTGCCTTAGCACTGAATTTACCGTTGGCTTCTTCAATGCTTGCCGTTACTTTTTTCAGAATTTCATTTACTTCGGACATGGTGTTTCCTTATTTGCCGAACGCGGCCAGCGCGTTTTCAAGTTGTTTGAGGTCTTCAGGGTTTGGGACATCGGTAGCGCTCGGCTTACCTTGTTGATTGCCAGTAGCGCCCGGCGTACTGGCAAATAAAGATTTGAGAAGTTTTCTACGCTCAGAGCGCGGGGTATTAGCTTTGGCTAACAGTGCATCAAGCTTTCGCAGCGCGGCTGCAGGGCTTTCGTCACCATCAGAAATTTCATCCGCTGACAGGAGCCGATCAGCAAAACCTTTCTCGACCGCGTCGTTACCGCCGATATACGTTTCGTTGTCCATCATTCCTGACACCGTTGCCGCATCAAGGCCGCTACGTGCGGAGTAGATATCCTGCATAGCGCGGTCGAATGGCTCCATATCTTGGGCTGCCCTAGCGAGGTCATGCCGATTACCCACCGCGTACACCCAACAGTTGTGGATCATCAGGAACGCCCCGCGACCAATCTGCACATCATCACCGGCCATTGCGATAATCGACGCGGCAGAAGCGGCGATGCCCAGCACCTTCACGGTGACCTTCCCGCTGTATTCGCGCAGCTGGTTATAGATTGCAAGCCCTTCGAACATGTCCCCGCCCGGCGAGTTGATGCTCACAGTGACGTCTTCCCCGTTCATCGAACGAAGCGCGCCAGCAATTCGGTTGGCGGTAACACCTTCCCCCCAGTAATCAGTGCCGATGACATCGAAAATAGAGATCGTGTTGTCGTTACTGTTGGCAGCCTTGATGCCACCGTCCCAGCGATCCAAAGCAGCCGGTGATAGCTCACTGGTGACTTTCGCGCACGGGCGCCCCTCCGGCGCAGCCGGAAGATTCTTTAATGACATGGGATGGCTCCTAAGCCGCCTTTTTCAGCGGGGAATGTTCGAAAGAAATATCGGGGAACAGTTGGTTATGAAGATCGAGCAATGCTTTAGCTCTCGCCGCCTGGTTGTTTTGACGTAAATCTTCAAGCGCGGTGAGGTTCAGTTGCACGGTATAAATGTCGCCTCCCGGTATAGGTGGCAGATTTTCCAGCCGGCGGACGTCATTGCGGCTCATCCAGCCATTCTGCAGGGCAGTCGTGTAATACGCTGCGCGACCTGCGCTGTCAGCTCGGAGTAAACCTTCAACCGAGAATTCAGCAAAATAATCTTCATCGTTACCCAGCAGGCAACGCGCTATCTCCTGCTCGATATTGACCAGCAGCGGGCGCAGCGTGTTCGTCAGAAATAACAGGTTCATGCCTTCGACACTGGATGCCCAGCTGCTTTGTTTGGTCATATGCCCGACCATAAATGGCGGGATCCGGAACCAACGGCAGATTTCTTCAATACTGAAGGAACGGCTCTCCAACATCTGCGCCGCCTCGGGGTTCATCGTTACCCCCTGATAGGTCATGTCGCCTTCAAGCACCATGACTTTACCGGCATTCTTTGAACCTACAAACGTACTCAGGTTTTGCTTTAAACGCGCTCTCTGCTCTGCGTTTATATCTGTCTTCGCGCTGATGAATCCTGAGTTCTGTATGCCGTTCTCGAAGATTTTCGCGGCAGATTCTTCAACCGCCATGGCCGAGCCAATGACATCACGACCGGTCATCATCGGCATCATGCCGCATACGCCATCCAGCCCGAACCCGCGAATATGCATCATGTTTTTCACAGGAATAACGCGCTGACCGTTTTTATCGGTGTAGGTGTATTGCAATTGCCCGTTATCAAGTCGCTTAACGACCATGTTTTGCGGTAACAGCGGGTTAAGTCCAACCAGCTTTTGACCAATCATCAGCTTTTCTATGAAGGCATTGCCCCGCATGCAGATGCTGGCAACGAGCATCAGCATAAATCTGGACGGGGTCATTTCCCCGTTGGGCTGCTTACAGAGCACTTTATATGCCGGGTGGTCGGTGGCCAGCTCCCGAGAGCCGTCCTTTTCCCGCTTATAGACTTTCAGCGGCAGCGTTGATACCGATTCACTCAGCAACCGTGCGCAGGCCCAGACGGCGGACAACATGATCGCCTTATCGACGGTCACCGTTTTACCGCTACTGCTGGTTCCCATCCACTCTTGCCAAAATGTGCCGGTGGTCAAACTGATAGGTACACCGAGCCAATTTAAAAGGGCGCTTTTTACGCGCCCCGGTTGTTTTTTGGATTTCATCAGACACCTATCATTATCGGATCTTCGAAGAAGTCGGTTAAGTCCTGTTTATCATCGCCGCCGTTGACCAGTAACCGGCTCTTCGCCGTAAACAGTGCAACCGGTCCGTCGATTTTATTTTCCGGGGTCGATTTATTGGGGAAGATATTGTCGTTTTTGTCAGGTTTAACCGTGACGTTTGACATCATCCAGGTCATCACCGGGTTACCGTCGTGGTGGATTTTGCTTCCGTACACATCGGCCTGTACTGACTTCATCGCCTCAGACAGGTTTTTAACTGTCTGTGCAACCTCAACCAGCGGCAATCCCTCTTCAGCCAGTGCCAAACTAAACTGTGTTGCACTCCACGGGTCGAACGCGATTTCCTTCAGGCTTTCGCCTTTTACCCACTCTTCCACTTCGGCTTTGATGTAGCCGTGATCGATAACGTCACCATCGGTTAAGTCCAGATAACCCGCATCTGCCCACTTCCGGTACAATTCGGATATATGCTTCGGCGCGGTCTCCAATCTTCCCTCTGGGATCCAGAATTTCGATTTCGTGTGAGTGTGTCCGGATGGAGAACGCCACGTTTTAACCGCGGCGCAAATATCGATTTTGTTCGCAAGATCGATACCTACCCAAAGCGGCCAGTTACGCAACTCATCATCGGGCGCAATATCTGCACACTTCGCCCAGCGGTCCATATCCATCCAGGCACTTTCAGCCGTCACCCAGATATTTAGATGCTTCGTAAAGAAGTTCGGACGGGCGGCGATCTGCTCTTTCGCCTTTTTTGCCAGACGGCGCATATCGTCCCAGCGCTTACAGATGCCAAGCCCCGGATTCGCCTTCGGCCAGTTCTTTTCATCGAACGGGTCGTCGTCTTCATCCAGCGTATAAATGACAGCAAAATAAGTGTCATCGTCCACCACGCCGCGCAGCACTTTTATCGCGTAGTCGCGCTGTTCGAAACAGATACCCTCTTTGTTAGAACCTGCTGTCGTAATGGCAAACAGCAATGATTGAAGACGCGCACCGGTGGCCGTTTCCAATACATCCCAGACGTCACGGGTGCGGTGAGCGTGAAGCTCATCCACGATCCCGCAATGAATGTTCAGACCGTCGAGGTTATTTGCGTCGCTGGAAAGCGGTTCAAACTTCGAGGCTGTTCTCTCCTGATGGATGTTAAGTTTGACGTGACCAAACAGTCTGCCCAGTGTCCGGGGAGCTTTCTTGATCATGTTCTTTGCATCATCGAACACGATTCTGGCCTGGTCACGGGTGGTTGCAGCTGAGTAAACCTCGGCGCCGCCCTCTCCATCCGCGCCGGTCATGTACAGGCCAATCCCCGAGGAGAGAGTCGACTTAGCGTTTTTACGCGCCACCTCGTTATAGGCAGTACGGAAGCGGCGAACCATAATTGCATCGCCGTCGTCATCGAAAACCTGTTCCCCGGTCATTTCATCGATCAGGGGGATAACGAAGCCAAAAAGATTTATCAGAATGAAGATATCCCACGCCATCAGCTCTATCGGCTTGCCAGCCAGTGCGCCTTTTACGTGGGGGACGAAGTTATAGAAATCGAGTATGTGCTGGGCGCGATCCTCACTGAAGTAGACGCCGCGTTCCGGCCCATGCTCTAAATCGTTAAGGAATCGTTGGCACGAAAGCCGCACCAGTTCGCCAGCAACAATCTCGCCGGAGAGCACGCGCTCGGCGTACTGGATACCATCCGAAACCGTTGCCATTCATCATTTGCGCTTTTTCAAAAATTCTTCGAGTGGGTCAGCTTCCCCTTTCCCTTCGCTGCTGACTTTGCTGCGAGCGGCTGGGGTCATGCCGAATTCAGACATCATTGCCCGCAAACGTTTCCAGGCATCGGACATCATCGCAACCTGTGGATGGGCTTTTACTAACGTCTCACCCTGCATGTTCGTTACGTTGTAGGTCTCACCAACCTGGTCAATCACATCACGGTGTTTTCGCCATTCAACATACGCGCCGATGAGAAGTTCAAGCGCCATGCCATCAAGCTTGGTGATCACATTGGAGCAATCCAACTCTTCCCCTATCCGTTTGAACCAGTACTTTTCCTGCTTGTTAAAATGCTTCGGAATTTGGGGTACCCCAGAAGGGGGTTTTGGCTCTGCCTTGTTCAAGGCCCTTTTCGATGGGTTACCCTTGACCAAACGCAGAGCTGTCGGGGTTCTCGGCGGTCCGGACATGATTGAAAACTCCTATTAATCGATCCTCAGGGGGACCCCTAAAAAAGATTTGTAACCTGCGGGCGTGCGACAAAAACTTAGGCGGCGGTCCTGAGGCGCTAAAGGCCTGAACTCTCAACCCGCCCTCCCCTCTTGATGAGAACCATTATCGATTGAGCCGTTCGCGGCCTGTTTTCGCCCGATGGCAGGGCCAGCACAGGCTTTCGAGGTTGTCCGGGGCATCGGTACCCCCATTGGCTTTGGCTGTGATGTGGTCGACGGTCGTGGCAGGTGTGATCCTGCCCTGCCGCGCGCACTCCTGGCACAGGTGCTTATCACGACCGAGGATCATCGGCCGGAGTTTGTCCCAGCTGGTGCCGTAGCCGCGTTCATGCCGTGACTGTCCCCGCTGGTGCTGCTGCCATCCCTCATTACGGTGCGTCTCACAATAACCAGAACGGTCTGTCGTGGTTCGCCCGCATCCGTGCTTACGGCATGCACGGGGAATTGCTGCTGGCATATTGGTTTCCCTATCAGGGGGACACGGCCAGACGCCATGCGCGCCGCCGTTCAACCCTTGGTTGATTGTCTGGGTGTCGCTCGACTGTGAGGCCGTCAGCATGATCCACCAGCGAGTAGCAGGGATAGATGACCTTGCCGCCCAGAGCGTCACCGACCGCATAGTCAGCCGCTTTGGTTCGGTTCCAGTTCTGGATGATGCGGCTTAGTCCGCTGACTGGCGGGCTGTAGCACACGCCATGAATCAGGCGATCCATCGTGATGTAATCGCCGCGACGCTTATCGGCATCAATCAGGCTGGCTGCTATTTGCTGCTGATACTGTGGCGGGCGGCCGGTACCCAGATAGAAGCTGATGAGGTTATCAGGGAACCGGGTCACCCATTCACGTACTGAATCGGTGAAGCCAGGCAGCAGAAGCGCGTCATCTTCCATTATCACTACACGGCATTCCTGCTGGCTGGCCCACCCGATAGCGCGCCGATGATTCCAGTTGGCGCCATTGTCCCCTTCATCCATCAGCAGGTGAGCATCAAGCAGGTGCGCAAGTTGGCTGGCCTGATGCCGCCGGGAATGATGGCCGACCACCACAACCTTTATTTGTGCTTCCACCAGGCGAACTCCTTACCCATACCATCATCAGATTTAAAAACGGTGTGGATCTTCGGCCCGGTAACGATGCGGTCACCGAATGACTTTGCAGCCATCCCAAATGCTCCCATATCAACCGGGGTCGCTGGCGCTGTTTCCATCTTCCAGAACCGCTGGCTCTCAATGCGGTAATGCAGCCTGACGATCCGGTGTGCGAACTCCATCACGTCAGCGCGCGAGCCGCCGAGGAGACCGGCGTTAAGCAGTGGGTCATCGCGGTGCTGATCAATGAATTCTCCGTATGCGCGCCCGTGGTGATTGGCCTTCATCCATCCGTCGGCGTAAGTCTTATGCTCAGAGCCAACGTATATCTTGCCGGGTACCATCTCAGCCCAAGGTTCACGCAGCATCTCGACGTCAGTCCCATCCGTACACCACACGAACCGGTATTCAGGATGCGCTCTGAGGTGCTGATAGATGTGAACCCAGCGGGCAAAGTACGGGCTCATCTGAACCGCGGGCACCATAACCAGAGAAGCACCAGCAGGTGCAACACTGAGCTGGTCAGCCAGCACCACAGCGGCAGCGCCGCGGATTGAAGACGACCAGGCAGAAAGAACTGATTGGTCGGGCTTCATTGCAGCTGCACGCTGGGGATCTGGCTGGCTGGTCAGCAGGGTCGTGATGACCACGTCACGCTCACGCCGATAAGGGGCAAAGCCGGTATAGCCAGCATCACGCCTGCCGTTGTAAATCCCGACGTTGCGCTTTACCAGCGCCTCACGGTCAGGCCGAGGAACAGAACGCTCGACAGACATGTGCTCATCGAGGGAATGGATCAGCTTTTCCGAACCAGTCACATCAGCGAATGCCCACGTAGATAGGCCAGCGTTATGGATGCGCAGCGCCAGATCGGGATGTTCGTACATGCCACGACCATAAACCGGGTCAAAGCCGCCGACCTTCTCAATCGCGCTGCGGTGGTAATACAGCATCACGCCGCGCTGGCCGGTGTAAGCAACATGCTGATCATCTCGATACAGCACGGCCATATCTTTCAGCTTCTGCGCGCCAGCCAGATCGAGGAATTGGTAAGCCAGGTGAGGCTCAGGTGATTCGATATAAGGGACGTGCCAGTTATCACTGATCGGATAAGCGTCGTCATCCCACAGGAAAAGGTGCTCACAGCCAGCATCAATCAGCGCCTCGAGGCTGCGGTTTTTCGAAGCCACGATCCCGAGTGATTTCTCATTCCTGATTATTTCGATACCGGCGGCGGTGGCTGCTGGCGCTGAACCATCATCTATCACGATAAACTTAGCGCCAGCCGGCAGATGTTTCAGATGTTGCTCAATCGTTTTCGCCAGAACTGCGGGCCGGTTGTGTGTCGTGATGACAATTCCAATCCGAGAGCCTGAATTGCACGCAGGCGCATACTGGACACCATCGATAGTGACCTGCATAAATGCTCCTGGTTAATTATTGTTTTTCGATGCGAACAGTGCCGTAGAGTGTTTGCCGCTTAACTTCGCCGTTTTCCGGAATCATGCGGTCTTGTTCATCTAACACTGCTGCGATTACTTCACCCTTTTCATCATCGGCAGTGAAGACACTCTTGACCTCTTCGCCATCGAGATAAACTTTGTAATGCTGGCCCGGATTAATTCTTATGCCTGGGTCATCATCAAGAACTGTTAATCGCATATTGCTCACCTTTTCAAGGCATAAAAAAACCGCCCGTAGGCGGCTTTCAGTAAGTTACTGAATCCATTTATTAATACGTGTTACAAACTGTTTGCCAACCAATTTGATTACAGTAAGTATGCTTTGGCATTGAGTTTTGCATTTGTTGTATGGAATTATTCAGAGATTGCTGTTGCTGATACTGAGCATTTTGGTCATTAACTTTTTTCTGATAATCCATCGAGGCATCCGCTGAATAACCATCAACATTTGGTCTTGGAATAGTCCACATCACTCCATCAGGATACTGGTTTGTATCATAGTGACGAGGGTAATATTGCTCCGCACCACTTGACCAAACGGCTTTGCATTGCTCAGTAAAAAGGTCGCCGCTGCTATCAATTCCGCTACGCTGATAATTCAAGATAACTGGTGTGTAACCTTTTTGCTGACCATTACAAACCAGCATAGCTGACTGTGGGGTACTATTGTAAGTTACAGGGTATGATGACCACGAAGAGCAACCAGATAGCCCTAACCCAAGCGTTAATATAAACAATGATAATGATATTTTTTTCATTCTTATCTCATGAATAATTTTTTATTTTAGACATTTAAGGGGATAGAAACTTAATTCATCTTTTTATTTCGGTTCTTTAATATTGGCAGCCCAGATATTAATCCGCTTATCTATAACAACCGTAAAACCTGAGATTAGGTTCATATAGAGCTCATTTGCCCTCTTCACGTTTGATACGGTGTAGGTGACAATGCTGCTATTTCCTATTTGTTTACAACTAAAACCCAGCGCCTCTTGCTGAAGGTTTATCCAAACGTAAGCAATTTTTTTGTCTGCATCACACGGCGTCTCACTCATGAACGAGATCACCATGCTGGACCAGTTTGTGCCGGGGCCAATGATACTGACTAACACCGGTTCATCATTCTCAGTCTGAGTGGTGTCATATAGAACCCCATCATTGAAGCGCCAAACATTATATTCATTCGGGGCATATGCCGCATAGGAATTGCTGATAAAGACAACACACCATAGTAAAAGGACAAAGATCCGTTTCAAAATAACTACTTCCAATAGGAATATTCTTATGTTGCAAGTAAAGATAACATTTAAGAAAAAAAAATCAAACAGATAGGAATGAAGATAGGCGTTTAACCCTCATTCTCTTTCGTAAAAGTTATTAAATTCTTCCAGTCGCAGCATTTCTAAAAACAAATAGTGGTTTATTTTGTAAGATGAATTTCAGTAATATAATTACAGGTTACAACGCTTCTGGGCTTCAGCGGCATAGCCCTGAAGATACTGGATCACTTGGTCGTCTCTGCTGGTTGACTCTCTGAGACTGAGAACAGATGATCCACCTGCTGGCGTGAGGTCGATTTGTACTGCATCGCCCAGGCTGCCGGTGCCGGAAGTGCTGTTCCCGACGAGCTGGCAGGTGGCAAGGTTTGCCGCGGCGATTCGCACCCGGCGAGTACCAGCAGCGACATCAGCACGCAAACGGTCATTCTTGGCCTGTTCATCGGCTAATTCCTTGGTGTGTTTGGCATCGAGCGCCGCCAGCGCGGTTTGTGCCGCTTCGGTGCGCTTCTGCTGGTTGGTCAGGTCAATCACTGCCTGATCGCTTTGTTTCTTCAATGCGGCGGTGTGGGCTTCATTGCGTTTGGAAACGTCGGCGTCCCAGCGCATCCCTTCAATCCACCAGGCCAGCGCGGCGGCCAGCACTATGGCGACTGCCGTTTTCCAGTAAGCCTTCAGCAGAGCAGTAAACAGCGATGTTTCCACTGGGGGATCCTCAGATGCCTAATGCCTTTTTGGCGACAGCATATCGGGCCTGACGATCAGCCAGACCGTTGTCACCGCCGTTTATGCGTTTGGTCAGCCCCACAAAGTCGCCGGAGTCGGCAAAGCTGTTGCAGTTATTGGCCTTCCAGAACCAGCCCGCCGACCGCGCCGCATATTCATCCTGCAGCAGCAGATCAGGATTGCTGATCAGGTCGATACCCAGCGCGCGGCCACAGGCCAGATAATTATCGAGGAACGTGATTTGCTTCAGACCGCGCCCACGGAATTTATACCCATCACCCGCCGCTTTGTTGCCGTACCGGCCACCATAGGCAAGATTGGCAATGGCGCGCTGGCGCTCTACCGGCAGAGGTCTTTCCCCATTCCGACGACCGAGCTGTTCCCGTTGTGATGCTGTGAGGCGGGTAAACACAGCCAGACCAGCAATCGAATAGTTGAACGACTCGGACAGCGTTTTAAAGCCGCCTGATTCCGTGCCAATTTGAGCAATGAATGCCGCCTGGCGCGCTGGCGTGGAAATATCGAATTCAGCCATCGTTGATACCAGGTGCGGATACCAGCGCGTGGCTAAGTCGGCGCTAAGTGAAGCCGCCCGGGTAAATTGGTCTTTTGTCATTGCGGAAGTCTCAGGACTTTAATGATTTTCGCCACGTTCCCGCGCACGGCGAATATCGCAATGCAGATAACGAGGTTCAGTAAGAGGATGGCCCAGCGCGTGCCGTCGTAATGATCGAACAGGAAACGCAGCGGGACATGGCCGTAAATCAGGATCAGCAGGTAGGCCAGCCACGACGCCCAGCGGCGGTGTGTGGCCCCGTTCTTTCGAAAGAAGCTCAGCCGGATAACCACCAACGTACACACCACCACGTTCAGGATTACCAGCGGGTCATTTATTACCACTTTGCCCCCTCCACCGATCAATCAGTGATGTTGGGTTCTTTGCCCGGTTGCTGGCGAACGTAAGCAACTGCACCGCCAGTGCGGAGATGATCACCGCGCCCAAGGCATCCAATGGTTTATCAGGGTAACTGAGCCAGTTAGCCAACTTAGCGCCAGCCACACCGGCACCGAGCAGGCCACACATGAAGGAAACGCCAAAATACGAAATGCGACGCCACGCTGACAGGTCAACGGCTGACGTGACGTAGAACACAGCGCCAGCAAAGGCACCGAACACCACGCCGTAATCCAGACCGGTGAACCAGCCGAAGACGCCGACTGTGGCAAGCGCCGCTGAAGCCGCTGAAGCTGATACCGGCTCGGACATTGATAAACCCCTTATCGCTGTAGGTGTCCTCACAACCGAATTGAGGGCATAAAAAAAGGCCGCCCGCAGGCAGCCCGTTGAAATACTAATTTAGTCTAATTGACGATATCGAACAGTTTTGCCCAACTCTCTACCTGAGAGCGGTAAATGAATTGCACAGACTGAATGGGATAATCTGACTCATTCTCTACGAGTTGCGCGAGACAGGGGAATTCCTTTGGAGCCAGGCGCAAAATTTCTCTTTCAAGTTCGTCAGGTTCAAAAATAGATGGGAATTCTTCATCAAAATGGAGGTAGTCTTTAACTATCCATTCGCGGTATTCAAATTCATTGCTCAGAAGTTTCATGCCCGTTTTCTCGTGTAATGTTTTGCATAAGATAGCAGGCAATTACCGAACGAACGAGATTGTAGCAGCGTCATTTTGCATGACACTGATCCCCATACCTTTTGCAATTTCCTCCACCTCATTTCGATATAGAAACTTTGCAACATCAGGCTCATATGCGCTTGCTCCCCGCGTGATGCAAGCAACGCAAGGAAATTCATGGGGCAATTGGGCTAAAAGCTCACGTTCAAGCAAATCGTGGTCGAACAAAGGACTTAAAGAATCATCAAGACGCAGAAAGTCGTAGGTCATCCACATTTTGTAATCGAATTCGTTCTTTAGAAGTTTCATAGCCATCTCCTTTTTGAAAAAGGATAGCAGCCATTTTTGAAGTCGTTTTGGAAGTATACAAAAAAAACCCGCTGGGGCGAGGTTCTGAGATTGTCTAAGCTTTGTGACTACGTGACCACTCTTAACACGTTACAAGTGTTTTTGCGGACCGCGTTAGTGATTTTTTCATAATTTTCTTATATCTTCTCGTAAAGAGTCGTCGATAAATGGAAATGTGAGTTATCTATACTCATGATCATTCATGGCATTTCGGCGTTTTAATAGGTATTGATTCGTTAAGGATTATGAATGTCTAAAGAAAGCAGGCAGAAAGCGATCCATTACAAAAGAGCTGCCATATCAAACTGTAAAACAGACTTACAGTCGATTCTCCACTCAATTATTGCGGAAGATGGAACGGCAGCTAAAGTAGGAATGCGCCGGGAGCAAATTTCGCCATCTGACAGCTCTAGTGGTTATAGATTGATAAACCGAAGTAATAATTATCAGACTATCTTGTTTGGACAGCTCATTCTGTTTGAACAAGGGAAAAGCCAAGCTTTAATGACTATAAGTGACGATGTAAGTTTTTATGACATTAATGCCATTACTTCCCAGCAAATCAAACTTGAAGCTGATGAAAATATCTCAAGCGAAGACAAAGATAAGATAAAACGTGAATTCATTGACTCCATTCTCTATTTTGGTGTCTTGAAAAATCACATCATGATTGTCCAATCTAGTTCATTGCGAGCTAAAGATCTCGAGACACACCTCAACTGGCTAATTCATAGTTTTGGCCATGATTTTGCAGATAACAGTATTTTAATTTTGAAAGACAAACCGACTGCAGAAACCATCAGAAAATTAGAAGAAAAACCAGTAAGAAAGATCAATCTTGGAAGTGTGCCAGTTAAAAGTGAAACAGATGATGGCACGGTAAAAATTGAAAAGAAAATAATTCCGGCGAGTAACAATTCCATCCAAAAAGTAAGAAAAATGAAATTCATGCCCACGGGTAAAGGTGGCAGCATCCTTAAAGCAGCATTCGGAGAAGAATGGTTCCATGATTTAAGGCTTGAAGACTCATTAGACGAATCCAATCTCCAAGTTAATTTAGAAATCACTTACTTCCGTAAAACAAATAAAGATGGTCAGTTATTAATGGACACACTTGCAACCTCTTTAAGAAACATGGATGAAGATGAAATTGAAATAACGCTCCAAGGGGGAGGAACTATTATTGGTGGCGAATTAAAACTATCTGGTTCAATTAGTGTTCAATATAATAATGGACTAATGGATGAAAATCATTTATATTTACAGATGCACAAATGGCTACAGTCAAAAATTGGTTCTGGAGACGTAGCAGTTAAATGAAATCAACAGGAAGGAGGTGAGAAATGACTTTTAAATCTTTTTTGATTAAGTTCATTTTAGCCTTCTTCGTAGGCTGCGGATTTTTTTATTACGTTATTAATAACACAATATTAAAATCTGCACCGACCCCGTGGATAATTTTAACCCTGCTCCTTTTTTCATCGAGTTATTGTGTTCAGGCACTCTTTAAGATCCCCGAGGTGGATGAGCACTCAGCTTTAACTTCGGATGAGATACGAAGACTAAGACCTATCATTTCTGGTAAGAAGAAACGCCTGACCGCTATTCTTACTTATCATGTGATTTCAGCAGTAGTCGTGGCCATAGGGTTTTTCAGCATTAGTATAGAATCGATTAAATTCCCATACTTCTTCATAATTACAGGTGGCCTTGTAATATCATCTCTTTATAGTTTCTTTTTCATAAAATCCAATATGGATGAGGCTCAAAGATTCAAAAGCAATTTAATCCACAGGCTCGAAGAGGAAAAGAGACGCAAAGAATTACTTGACAGTATAAATAAAAAGCCCGAGTGACAGGGCTTTTTATTGTTCTTTATTTTTGCACTTCCGCGTCCATATCCAAATGAATATTTAACATTGAAAGGCAACCATCAATAAAACCTTCTGCTATTTGCATTTCAATCCTAATGGCTTTCTCATTCTTCTTACGCTTCTTTGCCATGCTACGCTTTGAAATTCTCATGACGTAGTGAGAGACGAGCAACTCATATTCGTAAGATTTTCTTTTTTTAAGTAACGCCATGCAGCTTTCAATATACAAACCATCATCATCAGTGCATGAAAATCTAATTGGTCCCGTTTGTGGCAAAAGTCCTTTGAATCCCGCAGCTATCGGAGAGTAGTCTACGCAAGAATTATCGCTAGCTGCCCATCCACCCCAACGCTCTAAAACCAGTTGAATATCACGCATTATTCTCTCCACACTTTTATTTTTGTTTGCCGGTAGCGATAACACCCATCGCCAGCGCGCGGTCTATTGTTTTCAGCACCAGTAATTCCTGAGTGCCGTGCTCTTCTTCCCAAGCGGATACGTCTTCATGAAGTTTGTCGTGACACCGTCTGCACAGCGGGATCACAAACAGGTCATGCGCCTTTGTTGCCATACCGCCAAAGCCATTGCCGGTGATGTGGTGCGGATCATCAGACCCGTTGCCACAGGCACAACATGGCTGGCGCTTTACCCATTGGGTGTATTTCGTGTTTTCGTACCGGCGGCGCTTCGGGATACGAAGGTAAGATTCCGGCGTCTCCGGATCGATTGCCAGCGCCAGCACCGGTTTGATGTTGCTCGCCAGCACTTCCCGTGGCTCGCGCTCGCCGGGGTTGATGTCGGATTCCTTAAGTTGTTCGCCAGGGGGCCGGTATCTCATCCCCAGCGCCTCGCAGATAATTTCCTCCGGCAGATGGGACGCCTGACCGTTACTGATTGCCCACCAGCAAAGCTCCGGCAAAGTCAGTTGGTGTCCGGCATTTAACCGGGAGCGTGCACGGATCATCTCAGAGACAAATTCAGTGGCGTTCGCCCGGGCCGCTGCATCAAGTTTCACGGATTCTTTCCCGAGATATTCGTTGTCATGGGACCAGCACAGGGACACCACGCCACGCCCACGGCGAGACTGAACCAGTTCGTGATGGTGGTACTGGCCGCCAAAGTCGGTGCATTGGCAGCCGCGATTGCGCTTAACCCACAACGTGAGGGCATCCCACCCGCCAACCAGATTGATAATCGGCTCTGAGGTCAGAAATATTGCAAGGCGCGGATCACGCGATAACGGTTGAGCCTCTACCGGTACCAGTCCGTCTGCCGCGCCGCGCAGGTCAGCCGGCTCATCGGTGATCAACAGGCGTTTCCCGCTGAAATGCTGCAGCAGGTCACCCGGCGGCCGTAACAGCACGATCCCCAGATCCCGCTGCGGGTATGGTTTCAGTAATGCTCTCACGCTGGGTTCCCCTGTCTCTGTCGCAGATAGCCAGCCCACAACCCAGCAACCCATTCAACACCCTTCGCCGTGAAGCGCGCCTGACGGAATGCATGTTGGCTATTCAGGCTTGTACCGGTTTTCACCTCAAACCGCCCTGCCTCTAAATGATTGGCCTTTGGCGTCAACTGGCCTTCCAGCCGGTAAACAATGTCTTTCTCGAGCAGGAACATCCGGAATTCCGGTTCTCTCGCATGCAGCAATTTACAGACGGCGCGGAATCCCATAGATCCCTTAGCCATGACGTACTGATCAACGAATTCCACTTTCGGCGCCGCCAGCGCCAGCTGAGATTCCAGTGCCTGTTTTTCATCGGCCAGATCAGCAGCCAGGCGGAGAGCTTCTGGCAATGACTGGGGTAACTGGCTTTTCAATTCCAGCTCCTGCCAGCGGTCAACTACTGCGGCGGTGAACTCGGGCGACAGCCGGGCAACCAGCACCAGCGAATCGCGCTTATTGAACCAGTATTCCTGATATTCTTCCCCGTTCTGTTCGTGTTGATAGGGGGTGTGCTCCAACGGCGCGCTTAAAATACCAGCAACCACCAGCCGTTCTGCCGACCGTTTGACATTGCTGTGCTTACTCTGCACCAGCGCAGCAATCTCACGGCTCGACATCGTTACCACTTTTCCTGACAGCAAACTGTTCGACATAATCACTCCACACATTAAACCGGCTGCACACCGGCGGTTTTGAAATCAGTAATCGTTATTTCTGCCTTCCCATCTTTGGTAACCGGTCCCCATTCGACCGTCATTCGTTTTACCTGGCTGTCGTCCTTCCAGATCCCTGCGTGGGTCAGGCCATCAAACAGCGCCTTCTGGAAATTATCTAAATCGCGTTTCGCCCTGGTCGGCGGGAACAGAACCAGATGCACATCCAGCTCAGTGAGTAGTGCCGTCGGGCGGCTGCGCAACTGCTGATAAATCGACGCCAGCGCATTTGACCGGAAGACCCGCCCGCGTGCGCTTATCTTTACGCCGGTTTTAGTGGCTCGCCAGTAACCGTTGATGCTCGGCGGGAATGGCAGGATCAGTTGCATACAACCTCCCCCGCCTTGATCATGCTATTCAGCACACCATCAGCATGTTCCCGCGCAGCGGTGTAATCAGCCGGGCAATATTCACCGGTGATTGATATGGCCTTCAGGTAATCCCGGTAGGCATCAAGCCAGATTTTCTGGAATTCGTTCACGCAGCCACCTCCTGCAGATAGTCAGCGCCAGCGGTGATCAGGACATCACGCGAAACCGTAGTGAACTGCCCGCGCGGTTTGATGAATGGGCGCCAGATAACGAGCATGCTGCCCTTGCTGTTGCCGTTCTTCCCTGGCTTGCCGGTACCGGCATTGATGAAGGACAGACGACCATCAGTGATAAACCGGATTTCGTCGGCGGTGGTCAGCGCCAGCGAGAACCAGCCAGTTGAGGTGTCGGCGGGCAGCAGCATTACCACCGGCTGGTGCTGTGCGCGGCATTGCTCGGCGGCCTTCTCAACCCACGGGGTGATCGCGCTGTATGGAGGGTTACACCAGATTGCGCCGTAGCTTTGCCACTCAGCAGCCAGCGCATCATCGCCTTCAGTCAGGTACCGGGCGCACAGCGCATTCTGGTGGTCAGCTGCAGCATCAAGATAAAAACCGAACTCCAGATCCAGCGCGGTGAAGACTTCAACCGGCGTCTGCCAGCGGTCTTTATGCTCGACCGGGGTGGTGCTTGCGAATTCAGATGTCATTGCGCCCCCTGCTTGCGAGAGATCTGCTTCAGCAAAACAAGCATTGCCGGTTCGCCAGTAGCGAAGAACGCCCGGAGCCTGCCGGTAAAATGGGTATAGGAGACCCATCCTGTTTGCGTGAAGCTCTTCAATCCGCTAATTGCATGCAGGGTTTGGTTTCTTTCGCTAAAAATTATTGCTGGTCCGAGGTAAAATTTGTGATCAATCGATGCCGTGCTGAGTGCTGATTTAAGAACGCAATATGCAAGGCCGAAGCTGTCCGCCCGCAGCATGATCGCTTCATGCGCCTCTTTAGCCAGAATCGCTTCAAGCTCAGCGTTTATCTCACCGCGTAATTTCATAACCAGCCCTCCCGTTTTTTCCGGAGATACTCGTCATGCATGATCTGCGCAGGTGTCGGGCCGTCTGGCGCTTTTGGCGCGGACAGCATCACAACCGGTGCCGGGACCTGCTCACCTTTCGCCAGGCGTTTTGCCCAGAGTGTCAGGTTATTTTGTACGGATTTACGGACTTCACCCTCTGTGTAGTTGTTCTGCAGCATCAGTCGGCGAACGTCGGTCACAATCCAATACATGATCGGCGCTGACCACGGGTAAGCCGCTGGTGTGCTGTAGTCGCCGCGCCGGGCGCAATATTGGTTGAACTCGGTCATCACCTCATCGACGGAAGGTAGCCCAGCGGCCTGAGCAGCACCGGATTTACACCAGCCGATGAATTTTCCGCAGCTCGGCCAAAAGTCTGTTTCCTGCTGGCGGGCCATACGCATACCGGCTTTCACCTGTTCCAGCGTGGTCACGCCGCTTTCCGCGAATGCCATGATCCACTGGCGTTTCGCCGCCGCGATATCTGCCGGAGTGCTCAGGGCGGTCTGGCGGGCGGCAGGGAAAATCTGCATCAGATTAGTGAACAGCACGTCGACCAGTTTCTCGGCATCGGCGTTCACCACGCGTTGCGGCTGTTCTTCTGGCATCAGTTGAGCCAGCGCGGCGCCGTCACGGTTTTTAACTGCCATCATCATTTTGTTCACAGGGTGTTCTCCCATGCTTCAGCGCTGTTCCAATGACCACCAGCCGAAGTATCAGCCGGGACGTTCGCGCTCAGTTTGATTGTCAGGTCGTCCCATTTCTCACGGAGTTTGGACGGGCTCAGAATGTTTTTGCACCAGAAGGGATCGCGGTTGGCGCGGCCAAAGAGTTCACAAATTTGTTTGTGGGTACGACCGTCGGCAGTACACATCAGGCGGACTTCGTTTGCCCACAGGGTCATGTCCGGTTCTTTCGGGCGGGCAATCTCGCCGTCACATTCAGCAGCCTGCTCGTACATGCGGATAATCTTTCCCCAAATCCACTCGGCAGCAGTCAGGTCGTCGGCACTGCCCCACTTGCGTTTTTTGGCGTTGAACACCACAGCTTCTGGATGAAGAGCGAGAAAACTTTCATCACTGCAGTCGTCTGGCTGCGAAGCGGCCGGACTAAGGGTTTTATTACCTTGTGGATCAGGTGTTGTAGTTACTTGTGGATCGGCTTCAAAATTTGAAGGGCTAACTGCCGTGACGGCTCTGTTATTTGAACCCTCAGAATTTGAGGCTTCAATTTTTGATGCCTCAGAATTTGATGCTTCAAAATTTGAAGGGGTGTCTTCCGCATTTGCTTCAGCAGCAGCCTTGATCAGCTTTGCGACGTTGAGGCGGTAGATGTTGCTGGTGTTGCGGCCTTTGGCCTTGCGTTCCTGAATTTTTAGCCAGCCACCAGCGGCAAGGACCTTCAACGCGCTGCGCACGGTGTTTGGGCTTTTCGCCCCAACCTGACGGGCAATGCGCGGGATGGAAGGCCAACTGATACCGTCATCGTTGCTGTAATCAGCAAGACGGGACATGATCGCCACCTGTGAAATGGATAAGCCAGCAGGCGCGCATGCATCCCATACCAGCCCCTGAAGTTTATTGCTCATCGGCCCATGCGGGTAACCGGCGCGCATGAAGATGACGCGATCCCCTGCTCTGTCGAAGCCCACGACGTGTACCACAACGCCCCGCCAATCCTTGTAGTTCCGGTCCAGCTTCTGGATTTCTTCAGACATGCGCTCACCTTCCGGCTGTGCTCACAGACATAACCTACCCACCACGCAGCGAACTGGTAGTTGCAGGGGATCCAGCGGTTACCTATCATCACTTCATACGAAAGAGAGCCAGCGGCCCCGCCTGTCGCAACACAGCGGATTTGCGGAACGCCAGCTTTTATGAGTAGACTGTTCATGCGTTAATTACTCCACACACGTTTTTAATGCACCGACGCCCGGGGACTGCACTCCTCGGGCGTCACCTTTTCCGGCTTTAATTTTCTTGCCGAACAGCGCCAGCACTGCCCGAACCTCCGCATCACGCGCCGATAAATGACGACGGTGATACTTCATAATTTCTGCGGCTTCAGCAGCATCAATAACGCCGTCTTCCAGCGCAGCCTGAATAATCATGTCAACGTGGCCACGGTGCGCAGCCGTGCGCATGCTTTTGCTGAACAGCTCGACCTGATCCAATTCGTCCAGCTGAGGGATATCCACGAAGAGACCGCCGCGGCGCTGGGAAAAATACTCAGCCAGGCAGCTGGTTCCGCTGATGTCTTCCATCGCTTCCAGCTCAACAATTTCGAAGAACCGGCAGCCGTTTTTTTCGTACAGGTTGTTGTTGAACTGCGTTTCAGTCATGCCCAGAGCGCCAGCCATTGCAGACCGTCCGCCGGGATAGGCTTTGCACATCGCTTTAACCACTGATTTCAGGTCTACCATTTCTCATTTCCTTCGGTAGTTATGCTCATGCCGTTTGGGAAGTAGTATTCCCGTAGATATCAGGCCGTAATTGACTCTTGGTAACAGCGCCAGCGGTTTCTTCTTCAAGACGTTGTGCAAGTGAAAAACCTGCTTTTTTGTAGCCATTGAAAACGAGTCTGAGATAACCACTGCTGCTACCGACTTTTTTAGCCAGGGCGTTTTGCTCTGGTTTCGTTAAAGCATCCCAATAGTTTTTAATCATATGTACCTCCGAGATACATTATGCACTATTTAAATGAACCCGCAAGATACTTGTACCCTATAGGTACACGAAGTTTAATGAGTGTATGAAGACAAACGATGAAATCCGGCGGGATAACGCCAGGAAGCTCAGAGATAGTGCCGGGGGAAATTCTTCCTTTGCGGGCCTAATCGAAAGAGAACCAACCCAAGTCAGCCGAGTGATCGGGAAGAATCCTACGAAAAAAATCGGGGATGATTTGGCACGTCACATTGAAAAGTGCTTTGATTTACCAGATGGCTGGTTGGACAAGGAACATCAGGCCACGAATATAACTTCAGCTCCGGATGTCACTGACACCGAGCTCACCATCCAAATGGTGCCGGTGATTTCATGGGTTCAGGCTGGAGCTTGGACTGAAATTGGTTATTCCGAGGTAGATTTGAGTTTATCCGAAACATATCCCTGTCCGGTCCCTTGCGGGCCTATGACCTACATTCTTCGAGTCATTGGCGATTCAATGATCGATGAGTATCGTCCAGGCGATATGATTTTCGTTGATCCCGAGGTTGCGCCTGTCCACGGTGATGATGTGGTCGCGTTGCTACTTGATTCCGGGGAGACAACGTTTAAAAGACTCGTTGAGGATGCGGGAACAAAGTACCTGAAAGCCTTAAATAAGGGCTGGCCAGATCAGTACATCAAAATTGATGGTAATTGTTCAATAATTGGCACTGTTGTTTTCTCAGGAAAACCAAGACGTTATAGAGCCTAATTAAATTATTTTCACGAAACCTGCTTCGGCAGGTTTTTTTTCGCCTTGACAATGTACCCCATGGATACATAATGTATCCACAAGGAACACACACAACGGGAAGAACACTGGGGGTTGATGAACTCACTTACCACCAACCCGATCTGACCACAGTCCCAGTGTTCTTCCCGTTGTGGTGAATGCGCAGGCTGATGCGCACCTGTAATAGCCAGATGGATGGAAATAGGAGACTTGGGACGTGGCTGAAAGTATGCCAGCAAATACCATCCGTGCCGGGATCAGCTCCGGCCACCGCAACCGCGAGTTGATCCAGCGCGTTATCTGGTCAGTGACCTGCCTGCACTCTCATGGCAGTGACAGCTGGGAAAGACCAGCACACAACAGAGAGAGTTTTGAGAGGGGTAATAGAGAGAGGACTGATTAACTTCGCTCATAGTCTTAATCCTATAGCCGGTGGCGATACCCAAGCCAGGATTACCCAAAACCGGTAGGGCAACGCTTAGGAATGGCCTAATCATCCACCTAAGCGCCCCGCTCAAAGCTCTCTCTGTTGTGGCAAGCATTAGGTGATGGTCGGGTTCCCTACCCGATTGCGGGTTCGACTCCCGCCGCCCAATCAGATCGACGTGGAACCTCGATAATTGCTGTGTGTAGTTGTCTTTCGGCGGTGGCATGACTCTTCAACCATCCAACATCAGGGGGAGCGAAGATAATGTTCTGATCATGACCACCGCCAATTTTTTCGCAGACATAGACAAGGGCCGCTGGCACCCACCCAGCACGCCCTGTGCATTACCGGCCGCCCTTGTCTATGTGTGTGAGTAGTTAACCAACTGAGAAGGAAATGAACATGTTTGGAATCTTTAAGAAAAAAGCCCGTAAAGCTGTAGCTGAAGTGAAAAAAATGGAAAACCGTGATGCGGTTGAAGCGACTGTTTGGGGCGCGTACGCCATCGCTTATGCCGACGGCACCTGCGACGCGAAAGAAATTGCTGTTCTGGAAAAAACCATCAGTGCTTTACCGGCATTCTCACCATTCGCTGGCGAAATTGCCCAGATGAGCAGCAACATCCGCGCACGTTACGAAGCATCGCCACGCAGCGCAAACGCTCAGGCTTACCGTGAACTTTCTGATGTTGCTGGCACTTCTGATGCTGTTGATGTCCTGTGCCTGTGTCTGGACATCGCTGATCAGGACGGCATCGGCGAGGAAGAAGAAGCCACTCTGAAGAAAATCGCGCAGTCCCTGCAACTGTCTTTAGACCAGTACTTATGATCGGAAAACTCCGTCTGGCCGGTGCTGGCCTGATCTTGTTTCTGGTCGTCGCTGTGGACTTCACCAGCCGCATTATGTCAACCGTCGCCGATGGCTTTCTGGTTGTGGCTCTACTGGTGGTTATCTGGCCGGTGATTAGTAAGAAGTCATGATTTATCCATGCGGGCTTCGGTCCGCATCGATTAAAACCTATGTGCAGTAGGAAAGTGGAGTAATAAACGTGAAAGAACTTTGGTTTAAGAGTTTGCAGATTTACCGCATGAGCCGTGATATCGCGCTCAATGCCGAGGAGATGCAACGCCAGTTGAGCGCCTTCATTTTCTCCCCGTGCGGTAGCCAGGATATGGCGAAAACCGGCTGGGTATCGCCGATGGGTAAGTTCGGTACCGAAAAGCTTGTCCATACCGCCGGTCACCATTTGATGATCTGCGCGAAGCGCGAAGAGAAAATCCTTCCATCACCGGTGATTAAGCAGGAATTAGCTGACAAGATTGAGCAGCTTCAAAACGAGCAGCACCGCAAGCTGAAAAAGACCGAGAAAGATTCACTGAAAGACGAAGTGCTGCATAGCCTGATGCCACGCGCATTCAGTCGCTTCACCCAAACCTTCATGTGGATTGACCTGGATAATCGCCTGATCATGGTCGCCGCGGTCAGCGCCAAGAAAGCAGAAGACATGCTGGCACTCCTGCGTAAAAGCCTCGGTTCGCTCCCGGTGGTGCCGCTGACGATGGAAACACCGATCGAACTTACCCTGACAGAATGGGTGCGCAGCGGACAGACACCAGCGGGATTCGCCCTGCAGGATGAAGCTGAGCTGAAAGCCATTCTGGAAGAAGGCGGCACTATCCGCTGTAAGAAGCAGGCATTGGTCAGCGACGAGATCAGCAGCCATATCGAAAACGGTAAGCTGGTCACTCAGGTCTCGATGGATTGGCAGGAACGCGTCAGCTTCCAGATCAACGATGCCTTCACGCTGAAAAAATTGAAACCGAGCGACACGCTGGCCGATCAGAACGACGACATCGACCGCGAAGATTTTGCCGCGCGCTTTGATGCCGATTTCATTCTGGTCACCAGTGAATATTCAGCGCTGATATCGAACCTTATTTCCGCGCTTGGCGGCGAAGCCCAAAGATAATTTAAAACCATCTGATTTTAATTAATTGCCATCACTGGCAAGGGATTCGCTCACGCCGAAATCAGCAAAAGGTTTTTTTCATGAAAACTGATATCGCCTTCTTTCTGGCTCTCGGCGTGGTTATGACAATCACTTATTTAGGAATGCAGCCATGAAACTTATTCAACCGGTTACACCAGAACGCACCGCCGATAACTTGGGTTTTTGGACTCACCCTGATTTTTTCGAACCGGCCAACGGTAACGAATACCCAGCGCCAGGCGAATTTGAAGCATGGGCAAAGGCTCAAGGTGTCGAGGTTTATACACTTTCGCTTGATGCAGATCCGGCGGCTGATGATATTCAGGCAGCATATGAAGAAGGCGACGCCGATGTTTCAGCTTGGGAGCCAACTCCACCAATAGGAGAAGGTTGGTTCCTCGCATCAGTTCACGATACCGAAGATGGCCCTTACAGCGTTTGGTTCCGTCGCACTACTGAAGAACAGGCGGAAATCACGCGCCTTAAGACCGACTTTTTAGAAAAGCACCAGGTGGCGATCACCGCCTCTTATGAATATTTCAAAGCCTGCCCTGTGGGTAATGAACGCACTATCGCGCACCAGATTTATCAGATTCTGCGCACGGCGACGAGGGTTGGCTGAATGAAAGTCTACATCGCCGGGCCGATGACCGGCCTACCGCAATTCAACCGCCCTGCTTTCCTCCAGGCTGCGCTGAATCTGTCATTCGAAAAGCATGTCCCGCTGAATCCGGCGATCCTGCCGGACGGCCTGACCGAAGCTGATTACATGGCCGTCGGCCTGACAATGCTTCAGCGCGCAGATGCTATCTACCTGCTGACCGGCTGGCAGTTCAGCGCAGGCGCCAGAGCAGAACATGCGCTGGCCTTGAAGTTGGGTTTGGAAGTGATCGAACAGAGGGATAGCAATAATGGCTGATCGTTTCTACATGGCATGCCTGCGCGACACGGTCGGTAGCAATATGTCATTCCACTGCCGCGACGGGCATGGTTATGCCTCTGATATCAATAAAGCCCATGTTTATACGCTGGAAGAGGCTCAAAACAGTTGGAATCGTGGCCGTGATATCGACCTGCCTGTTTCAGCTGATGCAATCGACGCCGCTGCTGTTTGGCATGTTGATCACCAACATATCCCGGGTGAGACCGTTATCGAAGAAGGCTGCAAGGGTTACGTGGCTTTCGTGAAAGGCAGATGGAATGGGAATGATGTTTATTGGCTGTCTGATCTGCTACCGACCGATGATTTCAGCAAGGCCAGACTTTTTGCTCAGCCTGATACAACCGATAGCGATCTGGTCTGGTTACCGTTCACTACCGCTGACGCAGTGAAACGCAGGACATTCAACATTAACCTGCTCGACCGCCGAACCATGATTCAAAGCGCAGGTTTGCGCCAGCCTGATTGGTTGAAACGTCAGAAGCGCCGTAAATCCTCAGGCAAGACCCGCTGGAACTGTCCATGCTGCGGAAAAATCAGCTGGCAGGAGAACCCTTATGACTTTGACGGCTGCCGGGACTGGGCATGCGAGGGACACAGATAATGACTGAGACAACAAATTATCAAATCGGTCTGATGCAACATGCGCTGGGCATCAACGAGAACCGCCGGGAACCATACCGTAACTATTTCCTCGCCAGTAGCGGTCACAGCGACAGTGCTGACCTGGAATCTCTGGTGTCTGCTGGCCTGATGACTTCCCGCGCCGCGCCGTCTTTCTGCTCAGAAGATGATGTCGTTTATCACGTTACGGATGCTGGCCAAGAGATCGCTATTGCAGCACTGCCAGCGCCAAAGAAACGCACCCGGTACGAAGAATATCTGGCAGCTGATTATGGCCACTCGTTTGCTGAGTGGCTGGGTATTGATGTGCCGAAAATTGAATACGGTTCGTGGTATCCGAACGACGGGAAATTCCGCATGGTTTCCCGCCGCGCTGCCGGTGAATGGTGTAATACCCAGAAAGAAGCCAAGGCCAGTTACAAACAGGCGCTCAGCGCCAGCAAAGCTTATCGGGAGGCACTATGACTGATACAACAGATATAGCGGCGCTGATGCTGAAAATGCGCAACTTGGCGGATCGGATAATCGATGCTGAAGGCGAAAATAATAACGGTGAAGTCGGCAAAATCATCGAAATGTATGACGCTGCCGATACCACGTTCAAAGCTGAAAATATTTTGCTGGTACTGAGTGCATTCGAAGAACAGCGCCAGCGGGCTGATGCAAATGCTCAGGAAATCAGAAGGCTTGAATTCCAGTGGGAACATCGTGCGCCTACGCAATGTGCATACGACCAAGCTTGCACAGCACTTCATGCACAACGTGAACGCGCAGAGAAAGCAGAGGCAGAAATCGCAGCGCTGAAAGGCGATCAGGTGCCGGTGCCGGTGGCTTACCTCTACTCTGCATCATTTGAGCGTGGAGAAGTCGAAGGCCAACTTACTGATGCTCCAGGGTGCGACATGCCGGTGTATGACCGCCCGCAAAAGCCGGTCGTGTTGCCGGAAGGGTTTTACCCTGATGGAGATATCGATTGCGAGTTAGTAATTAATCTGTCTGACGCCATCTCAGCAATCGAGGCCGCTGGCGGCATTGTGAAGGATGGTGAGTGATATGGCACTGCACTGGCTACAGCAGCGGTTCCAGTACTGGAAATACTGGAGAGGCTTCGAACAGGCCTACTACAAAATTAAGGCAGAGAGAAAATCATGAGGTCGCATTTAGTCAGGCGGTTTTTCGTGAAACGAATGCTGAACCTGTGGTTTGTTCCAGTTGAGTTTGCGCCAGCAATGCCGCCAGGTGAAAAAATGCCATGGTGGCGAGCTGGGAAATATTACGGCCGATTTCGGGTCAGTCAGTAACCGGTGTGCAGCCGGAAAACAAAGTGTGGAGGTTCGCATGATCAGTTTGGACTGTGTCCCAGTCAGTGCATATTGCAGCACGACCGGGGAAACCATCGATGCCATCAACAAGCGCATTCAGCGCGGCGTCTGGAAAGAAGGTGTTCAGGTGTTAAAAGTTGATGGCGTAAAAGAACGTTGGATTGATCTTGCGGAGGTAACAAAGTGGGCGAGAGGGAACCGGCAAAACTGCCAAGAGGCGTGACGTTACGCAGTCACAAATCAGGCCAAACCATCAATATCACATTCACATATAAAGGGGTGAAATGCCGAGAGCCCCTTTCTAATATCGATGTGAACCCAAAAAACATTAAATATGCCGAAAGGTTGCTGGGAGAGATTTACAATAAAATTGAGCGTGGCGTTTTTAATTATGCGGATCAGTTCCCGAAATCCACGCGGTTAAAAATCTTTGGAAATAACCAGAGCAGTAAATCAGTAAAAGATTATATGGACGAATATATAACCCTTTGTGAATTGAGGGGGCTGGCTCCCTCCACTATTACCGGTTATAAAAAATGTCGGTCTGCGCTGAAAGGCATGCACAAAATGCAGGTCGCAGATATAACAACGGCGATCGTCAAAAGCTGGATCAAGCATCAGAAAACGACGTTGAAAACTACTCGGAACCGGCTTTCATTCCTCGGGCTTTCGATAGATGAGGCTGTCACAGACGGGTATCTGACAACAAACCCGGTCTCACTTGTTTCAGCATCTCGTTATAAAAACGATACTGACACAGCCGAGAGCGAATACATCGTTGACCCATTTGAACCTGCTGAGGTCACGGCCATACTTTCTGCCGCCAGATCACCACAGGAAGAAAACCTGTTCCGGTTTGCATTCAGATCAGGGCTTCGCAGTTCAGAACTGTGCGCGCTGCGCTGGGATTACATCGACTTTGTTGGCGCAACCGCGCACATACAGACGGCCAGTGTTGAGGGGGTAACGAAAGGAACGAAAACGCGGGCGGGTAAAAGGAAGGTGGAGTTGGACGGAGAAGCGTTGCGCGCGCTGAAAGAGCAGAAGCCATTCTCCTTCATGCATAGCGACTTTGTTTTTCTGGATCCGAAAACGGGGGAGCCTTGGGCAGGTGCCGACGCTATCCGGAAGAAAGCCTGGTTACCGGCGCTGAAGAAAGCCGGCGTCCGGTACCGCAATCCCTATCAGACCCGCCACACTTTCGCGACCATGCATATCAGCATGAACGCAAACCTGTTTTGGCTGGCCGGACAGATGGGACATAAGGGGCCAGAAATGTTGTTCCGGCATTATGGCTCATATCTGAAAGCGTACAGTGGAGTGACAGAGGAAGTACGTCAAAAGAGCCGTAAAGGATACACAGAACCGTAAAAATAAAATAACCCTTTTATTTTTAGTCTGTTGCAGAGTTTCGGACGCGGGTTCAAATCCCCCCAGCTCCACCAAATAATGATCCGGTTATTACCAGATAAGTCCGGAGAAGTCCTGAAAGCCCGCATCCCTTCTAGGT